CCTTGTCGAGGACGACCTCGTCCGTCTTGCGGCTGATGTCTTCTGCCATTTCTGTCTCCGATCTCTAGGTCCTATAGTCCGAATGCCTCTGCGAAGCGGTCTGCGTTGGTCTTCTTGCCGGACGCACGGCCGCCGCCGTCGTCCGTGCGCGTGGGATAGGCGGGAAGCAGCTTCTTGACGCGCTCGACCTGCTTCTCCAGCTCGGCAGCGTCCGCGCCGTTGAGCATGCCCACGAACTCGAACGGCACGCCCGTCTTGTCGGCGACCGCCGCGACCGTCTCGTCTCGGTCCTTGGCGGCCTTGAGCTCCGCGAGCGCGGCCTCGGCCTTGTCGGCGCGGTCCTTGTCCGCGCTCGCCTCGTCGGCCTTGACGTAGCCGGTCTTGACGCGCTCGGCGATCATGCGGTCAACCTCGCTCTGGGTGTACGTGCGCTCCCCGTCCCCCTCGGTCGTCGTGGTCTGCTCCGTGGTGTCCTGGCTGTCTGCCGTGTCCTGTGCTCCCATTGCGACCTCCTCTCTTCCCGCCGCGGCGGGTGTCGTCGCGACGGTTGGACGCCCGTCGCCTCGCGTGTATGAAAAGAGCCGCGCATGCGGCTCGTTTTCAGCGTTTTACCTGCCAAACCCTGTGGTTGTGTGGTAGAATGCAGTAAAGGCGATTCCTACCCGGGTTTAGGTACACGGGTGTCTGGGCGCCTTTTTTACTGCCTCCGCAGTCTCGCCAGATCCACTCCGTCAGCGTCAAGGAGCAAGACCTCGGTGATGTAGTCGTAATCTCCCTTGCGAAACGTTTCGGTGACGCATTCGGCCATCTCGCCGATCTTCGCACCGTTCATCGTGCCCGAGATCAGCAGCCTTGGCGTGCCCTTGTTGACCGCCTTGTAGAACTGATTGCGGATGGTGTGCTCTCCGTTCCACGCCTCGGGTATCTTGAACTCCCAAAGCTCGCCGTTAAGGCGTGCGTCGGCAGTCTTTATGCGCGTTCGGTTGGTCTCTCTGACGAACTCGACGTTGAAGCCATGACTCAACAGCGACGTTCCGACGTCTCGCTCCTTCTCCAAGGGCTTGGCACCTCGCTCCTTGGTGAGCTGGCAGGATCTGCCATCGTAAAGCCACTCGCGGTCTCGGGTGTCCATCTCGCGCGTGATCCGATGCGCGTAGTAGTCGTTGAAGGCGTCGGCGTTCTTGCCGTACCGCTCGTCGAACTCGCGCTGCGCCTTCCGGTCCATGAAGGGCAGGCGCGGACCGTCGCCGTACCGGTCGCGCTCCTCGGGCGTGAGCCTCAGCCAGTCCTGCCACACCCGGTCGTCGCCTCCGAGCGCCTGCTTGCAGCGGCGGTACCTGTCGTACATGCCGTCGGGGTCGTACCCATCCACCACCATGCCCTGCATTCCCGCGACGATGCGGCACTTGCAGTCGTCGTGGAACTTGGTGAACTCCCCGGCGGTCTCGCGCGAGGCGTAGACGAAGCCGCGGCTGGCCAGCATGATGCAGAACCCGCACGCCGGACCGGACGGCACGCGGGCGAACCTCACCCGCTTGTCACTCCTGCCCATCTTTTGGGCGGAGAGCGCCACCTCGCGGTCTGCGGCGTGTGCCACCTGCCGTCGCACCTTCGAGCGCACCCCCGCGAGGAACCGCCCGAATCCCTCGTCGGTCCCGTCGATGCACCCCGCCCAGTAGCGGGCTGAGCGGTTTGCCGAGTCCTCGTTCGCTATCTCCGGGTAGTCGAGCCCGGGCGGTACGGTCGTGCCCGGGCTGACGCAGCCGGAGAGCATGGACGACCCGACTCCCGCGGAGGCCGCGCCGTAACGGTTCTCCGCGTCGGCGATCGCCGCGGCAGCCTCGCGGCGCATGATGGCGACCTTGCCCTCAAGCTCCATGGTCTCGTTGTTCGATACGTCATCCCAAAGGCTCGTCAAGCGGGTGGACACGTCGGCCTCTGCGCTGCCCGCGATCGTGTCGAGCTGGAAGGCGTAGTCGCCGAGCCTGTCGACGGTTATCCTCACGACTCGCTGGACGCGCTCGCGATCGCCGCCCTCGCCTCCATCGTTGCCGTGGCGAGCCTCATGCCCTCGGCCTGGCGCACCCTGGCCTGGACCTCCGGTATGTCCTCTTCGTCGATTCCGACCATGCGCATGCCCGCCTCGGTCTGGCCGTAGCCCGGTATGATGGTGTTCACCTTGGCCGCGTAGTCGGCGCGGGCGCTTATGCCGTAGGTGATCGGGTTGGCGAACTTCGCCTTGACGTCGCGCAGGCTGGCGTCTAGCTCGCTCGTGGTGACGTTTGACTCCATGGCGAGCGCAGCGCGCATGACGCGACGCAGGGTCGCCTTGTCCGCCTGGATGTCCCTCTTCGCGACCATGCAGATGTCCTCGCGAGATGTAACGATGGCCTCGGAGCTCGACGGGTTGTCCTGCACGATTCCCAGGGAGTTCAGCGGTACGCTCGTCGCGCCGCTGAACTGGCAGGCGAGCGAGCGCAACTCGTCAATGAAGGGCTGGGGCGAGTTTCCCGAGAGCTGCCCGAACTGGGGGTTCTCGTCGCCACCGCCCACGGTGAATGCGAGGATCCTGCTCAGCTGGTACCCGTCCTTGTCGTTCATCACCGCGTCGAACTGCTCGTCGCTGAGCCCGGTCATCCAGAGCTTTGCCATGGAGTAGAACGTGCCCGAGACCTGCATGTGCCACATGCACCTTATGGCGTCGTCGGTCAGCGTGCGGACGAACTTCGTGATCCTCGTGCGACCGAACGGTGCCACGCTGCCGACGCGCTCGTGCGTGAAGACGTAGAGGGTGGGCAGCTCCTCGCGCGTGGGACCGTCCTCGTATGTCCACTGGCCCGCCCACGTCTGCCGGAACTGCCCGACGTTGCCGGGAAGGTGCAGGTTGACGATGGTCGGAACCATGCGGTCCGTCGACCACTCCGTGAACTCGCGCCTCGCGACGGCGAGCCCCGCCGCAACGACGCCGTCGGTGTAGTCCGGCGATGGTATCGCCGTGAAGGTGTCCGCCCCGTGGAACCGAACGACGGCATGCCCCTGAGCCGACCTGTTGACGGTCGCCGCCATGCAGCCGTAGAGCCCCTTTACGGGGACGTGCTCGTTGTACGCGTTGACCAGGTTGTTACGGTCGACCACGTCATCGAGCAGCGTGCGGTCGGTCTCCGGCGGCAGCACGAACCCTTCCAGACTGATCCTGTCCGCCCACGCCGTCACGGCCTTTTGCGGCCAGTCGCAGCTCTGGTCGTTCTTGAGCCTGTCCCCTGCCCTCACGCCGTAGTCGCTCGCCGTGACGTTGCCGTCGTAGTAGCTGAGGAGCAGGTCGTTGTGACGGGCGTGGCGCCGGTACTCATCAATCAACAGTCCCGTCCAGTAGCGGGCGGCCGTCGTGATGCCGCTCGCATCGAGTATGCCCGTGAAGTCTATCTGCGCGCACAGGGGCTTCCACGTGTCTGGCTGCTCTACTGACATCTGATACCTCCTAGCATCCTACCCGTCCCTTCCTTCGTGGGTTGCGCTTGGTGGTGCGCGCCGCCCAGTGCGCGAGCGCCACCGAGTCCACGCGCTGCGGACAGTCGCCGCCGAACCCGAAGCCGTCGCCGATCTTGCGCCTGGTCGCTCCCAACACCGACTCTGCCAAGGCATTGTCGTCCGTGTGCGTGAGCGTGGCGTCGTGCACGGCGTTGAGCAGCATGCCTGCCGCCGACACTGCGATTGCCGGCGTGGCCACGAGGATGGCAGCCTTTGGCACCTTGCGCTTTACGAGCTGGGTCTGCAGGTCGGTCGCGTCGGCCTTGCCGTCAATCGCTATGGCCGCCGCCTCGCGCACACGCCTTGGCGACGAAAGCCAGTCCACGAGCCAGCCGATGCCGCTGGACATCGGCTCCTCGCGTATGAACTCGACGTGCGCGACGTCGCCTGCTAGCACGCAGACGGAGAGCGACACAGACGACCCGTCACCCCGGAACCTCACGCCGTACGCGAGCTTGTCCCAGGCGTCCGGGGAGCCTTCCACGCACAGCGCCGCCCATTCCTCGGTACCAAAGATTCTGTCCGCCCCCTCGCGCTCGAGGAACCACCCGAGGCGCTGATGGGCGAACTGCACGGGTTCGAGCGACTCGAACTCCGACTCCGCGGTCTCCGGGTCGAGCAGTATGCCCCACGACGGGTTGGTCCTCGCCCACAGCGACCTATCGGATATGTTGCTCGGCGGCTGCTTGCTCGTGCCGCAGCTCCACTCCGTCCACGCTGTGCGCTTCGTTTTCCCGGCAAGCGCGTCGTTCCTGATGCGCTCGTACACGGCGGAGTTGTCTTCCTCCTCCGGCGCGTTGCCGTTGTAGATGGTCTGTGGGCCGCGGCGGGTTCGGCATGCAGATATCGCGCCGAGAAAGGATCCTTGGGACTGTGCCTCAAGGTACTGTGCCTCGTCGAATATGAGCAGCGACCCGTGCTGCCCGTTGCCGCCGTTTCGCGTGCGAGCCAGGAACTTCATTTTTGCACCGGCCTTCAGGCGAATCTCCTCCCGTCCGAGGGCCGTGCGTATTCCGTTCGGGGCGAGGTATTTCCTCAAGGCCTTGGTGTCCATGAGGCTTGCCATTTCCTCGAACGTCTCGGTCGAGGTCTTCTGCAGCTGCGCCGTGTATATCACGGTGCCGTCGTAGAGGAGCATCTCCGAGGCCGCGCGTCCCTGTATGACGCGCGTCTTGCCCTGCTGGCGGCTGGTCTCGTTGCCCACGACCGGGGCGGACCAGCGACCGTTCGGCAAGACGCCCATCCACGCCTCGAGCAGGAAGGCCTGCCAGTCCATGCACTCGAAGCCAGCTTCCGCCAAGATGTCGAGCGTGTCTATGCAGTCGTTTGTGCAGTACTCGGGAATGACGAAGCTAGTCGGTAGCTGATTGCCGGTTGCGTATGATGATGGCAGCAACCGCGTCGTCGTCATCCTTCCCTCCCTCGATAGCGTCGATCTCCGCCATGGTCTCGCGGTACTGCCGCGCAAGGGCTGCGACAAGCTTTGGATCGTCGTTGGCGTCGAGTTCCTTGGCAAGCTGACGAGCCAGGGCCTTGAGTCCCTTGAGCCTGTCGTATCCGATGGTCGCGCGGGCCATGACGCCCCTCGAAGATGCCATCTCGACCTCCAAAATTTCCTTGTGTGTAAATCGGCCCTATGCCGCGGGGATGGCCGCGCATGGGGTGGGGGGGCATACACCCCACCCCATGGACATACGGCGGCCTACCAATCGCGGGAGGTGGTGCCGGAGACGCCCTGTGCGTCACGCTTTGGCTGCTTGCCAAGCGCTATCGCCCTCACCTGGTCCACGGTCTTGTTGCCCCTCCACTGGTTGCAGTAGCGGTGCGCGGCGTCGACGTTGCCGTAGTCTATGGGCGACCCACCACGAGAGACCGGAACCAGCTCGTCCACCTCAAACGCCATCGGATGGCCTGCGGGCAGAGAATAGTCGATCTCTGATGGCCGCCCGAACGCCTCGCAGATCCAGCACGGCCTGCGCTGCGCCTTCAGCCAGGACCGCAGCTTCCGACGCGCGTTGCCGTTCTTCTTCCTGACGTTGGATGACATTTGATTGACTTCCTTTAGACAGCGAAAGGCCCAGAGAGGTTCGAAGTCTCTGGGCCTTTCGTCTGCGTGATCTCGTTTCCAGGCAAGTCCGCACGATAGCAACTTTAGCACAAAGCGGTAACAACAGTGTGTCAAAGTTTTGAAATACTTCTGCCACCTTCGCGCTCCATGTAGTCGAGCGCCCTGCGCGCCCTCATCTGGCACCACTTCTTGGGCGCCTTCGACTCTGGGTCGGCGACCTCTGACGCTATTTCGTCCCACGCACCGCCCTGCAGGTAGTACCTGCAGAGTATGTCGGCGGTCGTGGTGCCCTTGGCCTTGGCAAGCCCCCCGCGGCCGTCTTGCCCGTACAGTATCTGGGTGGCGGCCTCTATCCGGCGGTTGAGCTTGGCCTTGAGCATGTCCAGCTCCGTGCTGAGGTCTATCGCCCTGTCCATGGCGGCCATCGGGTCCCCCGTGCCGCCACCTCCGCCACCAGGAGCACCACCTTTGATCTGTGCTCTGGCCTCGCACTGGGCAACGTCATCCTCAATACCCGCGACCTCAAGCGCCTGGAAACGGATCCGCTCGAAGCAGTCGCGGCAATGCATGGTCAAGCCTCCAAAAATTCCCAGATCGTCATCTGTCCGATTGGCACGCGTGGCCTTGGCCTGTAGCCACGCGCGTTGAGCATGAGCGCGTCGATGGGGTTGAGTCGGCAGAGTCGGCAGCGATTCGTGTGCTTGAGGTGCGAGTCAGAGTATGTCTTGCCCCTGACCTCGCACCAGTTGGCGTCTCCGCAGCACATGTGGCTGCAGTATCGGCAGAACTGTGCCATGGCTAGGCCCACGCGATCTCGTAGTCTCTCGGGTCGACCTCGGAGGTGTCGGTGACGGTGAAGAACGTGGGCTTCTCCCCAACGTGCCTGAGCCACCTGTCCAGCGCCGTCTGCAGCGCGCGCTGCAGACGGCGCTGGACAGGTGGCTCAGGCACGTTGGGGAGAAGCCCACGTTCTTCAC